ATATTCATCATCAGATAGTTTTGCAACTGGAACACAGTTTGGAACCATTTGTCCATCTTTACCAGGTTTCATACCACGTTGTACATAACCTTCCCAACATGGAGACTTCTTATCCATATCATCATCCATACTATGTTCTGGGCAATTTTTTGGATCTGGACAATCTTCTATTGAATGTGGATACTTATTAGGTGTATCTTCATTTGTTATTGCACCATCGTGCATTTTTTTAGAGTCTGACTCTGCAGCATATAAAGCACGTTGTTGTTCAACTGCTGCTCTTCTTGTTGGATGGCATCCATGAGTACCAGATCCACCTACAACGGCGTATCCTCTACAACCACCATAATTTCTTCTAATATCGTAAGGCATAGTATTAGTATATCACCTTTCTTTATACCTATTTAACATATTTTCTATAAATACTCTTTTATCATCTGGTAGGGTATCTTTTATTGCTACTGTCTCTGGCTTTAGCATGACCATAGGTGTTCCATCCTTATCAAAATTCATTTCTATTAATCCTTCACTCCACATTTGAAATGCCAATTCGTTGACAAACTTAAAGTGTTCTTGCCATAGTTCTGGGAGCAAATGTTCACATTCTGGGGTAATATTATAAGTAATTTGACCAGATATTGAGTCATACCCTACTACTTCTAATACTCCCATTTCTATTAATTTACTAACTATAGAATCATATTCTTCATTACTAATACCATCCATCATATTAATTTATACCCCCCTTTCCATTGACCTATTTGACCTCTAATTTTTTCTTTTTCAAATGTAAAATCATCATCTTTAGAATCTGAATCAACACTACCTCTAGACCAGGTATGTATGTCTATTTCCTTAATTCTATTTCTTTGTGAATGGGCTATCGCATTATAAACAGATCCACACATAGCATCTGCTAAATCTTTTGATTTTTTACGAGGATGGTCTACCTTATTAGTATTCATAATTCTAAGTTCAAGCATTTCCTCTAATAATATATCAATATGTGGTGCCACCACTCTTTCTTCATAAACTAACATGGCTAAATCTTCGTAGTGCTTTTTGGCTACAGATAATGTTTCTGTTTTAATTCCAACTTGTTTTAATTCTTGTTGAATATCAAATGACTGCCATCTATCAAAAGTAACAAGACCTAATTGAAAACCATATCTTCTTAAATCTATAATCCAATTTTTTACTTCACTAAGATCTACTGGACCCTCTCTTTTAGGCTCCCACCAAGCAATAGCATCCACTATTACATACGGTACAATTTGCTCATAATTATTAAAAGACTGAACACTAACCCATCTGTCAACATGTGCAATTGAAACAGCACATTTATCATGTTTTTGGGCTAAGTCTGCGTGAACAAAATATTCTACATCTTCTTTAGGTTTAAAATTAATATCAAATCTTCTATAAGTATCTAATGGATTTCTAATAGATAGTGCCTTTTGAACCTTATCTCTATCTTTAAAAAATGCATCAGATGACGATGTAGGCATGCAAGCAAAACGCATTAATGCATCTGATGGGTCTGAAAAAAAGGCAATTTTAAAATCTTCAATGCTTCTTGTTGGATTCATATCCCATGTAGGTCTTCTTAAAGCAAATACTCCAGGAAATTTGTACGATAGTATTGTATCTTCTTCCCATTCTATGCTAAATTTATTACTTGAGTCATCTTCTGATAATGTTGGATTAATTATAAATTCATGTGATCTAACAGTAGTTTCTTTTTCTGCCACAACGTCATCATATCTTTGAGAAATAAAATCACCTTTATATCTAGGAAATGATAGTAGAATTACTTTACCAAAATCTGGAAAGCGTGAATCTACAGAACCTCTAAATGCTTTATATAAGTTATCTGCAGTTTTACCTTGATCATTTCCTCCAGCACCTTCCATGGCAAATCCAGATATTTCATCAAGTACTGCCAGTATCAAGTTTAATCCTTCGGCAGATTCTCTTTCTGAGTGTCCAGAGTATACTGTTATAGATTTATTAAATTCAATGCTATCAACTTTAGGATCTAGATATCTACCTGCAAACCAAGGAGAGCCTTCTATTTTAGACTTAAAGCCTTTAAAAAATACATTTTTTGCTTGTTGTGCATTTACTGCTACGTTAATAATATCTATTGCATCATTAGATGGTTTTCCAAAATATCTAGATGGATCCTTTAAACATAAAAGTTTATATACTAAATAAGCACAGCCTATGGTAGATGTGTGATCTTTTCCACTGCCCTTTCCACACATAAGAATTACTTCTTGCTTTGTATACTTTTTATAATGCTCCTCACCATTATCTTTTCCAAGTAATCTAATCAAATCTTCTTTTTTATAAATTTGACTCATACATTCTACTAATGTGTATTGATAATCAGATAGTTCTGGTTGGTTTAAATAATCTTTTCCAGTTACAAATGTCTTAACATCTACTGGATTTTCTATAAAAGGGCTTTCGTCTAGTGCTTCAATAAAATCACTAAAATCAATTGTTGTCAATTACTATCACCTCAGTTTGAATATCAGATAATCTTTTCATTATTTCTTCTCTGATTTCTGGGTGGCCTGATGCTATATCTTTTAATATTTTAATTAATATGTCATGCTTTCTTTCCATTTCAATAATTTGTTCTGCTATCTCTTTATTGTCTAGCAGCCCTGCCTTTTGTAGCATTTCAAGTCTTTTGCTTTCAATATCTGCAATCAGTTTAATTGATGTAGTTTTTGCAGTAAGATTTGCTGTTTGATCTGCAGCATCAATAACCTCATATGCTTTTTTAATTAAAGATGAATAGTGTTGATCTGCACCAGCCAGTGCTTCCTTTGCTCTTATATTAATGGCCTGATTATTAGAGACCATGGCTCGCCAATCATTTAAAAGATTTAAAACTTTTTGTCTAGGAATATCTAAATCTTTTGATATTTCAGAAGCATCTGAGCCCTTTAAATATTCAGAGGCAACCTTATTTACCAAATCTAAATGATTAATTAAGTCTACTTCATTTGACATCTAGTGTCCTTAATAGCACCAAATAACCTATAAGATCTAAAATGGTATCTTCTGAAGGATATTCACTACCCTTTTTTATTCTATTTAATTTATCATCAATTCTAATATGTATTTGTTCTCTTGGATCAGATTTACTAAATATATTAATAGGATGACTATATGAACTACCATATGATTGATTCTTTTTAATAAGTAGTTCTGCTATATTTAAACATTCATCTAATATTTTTCTACCCGCAGGTGCTTGGGTTGAGATATCACTAACAAATTTCATTCTATTTTCTCTTTGTTTATCAAAGTCTGGTGTTACATACTCAGCCATTTTTACCTCTTTGACTTTCTAAAACCAAATTTAGCAAGATAAACATATATAGTTTCAACAGATACGCTGCACTCTTTTGCAATTTGATCTGGTGATTTTTTATCAATAACATATCTCTTCCTAAGCCAGGCTTCATTTGTATATAATTTCATTTTATCACTAGCCCTTTGTTTTGTCAAGATTATGGGGTTGATCTACAAGTTTGTTCCAATTTTCAGAAGCATACCAACCTATTGCTATAGCGTCAGCAACGTCATCATCTTCTACCTCTAAATCAAACTGAATATTAATTTTTTTAATAGTTCTATTTTTTCTCATTTCTCTTTCCTTAGTTTTATAAAATGAGAATGATTTATCATGTCCGTAAAGATCTCTGATAGCAAGTTTTTCTTCTTTTTTAAGTCTACCGTTTCCTATCCAATTTTGCCATGAGACTGGTGAGCATGAAACTATTGGTGCCTTATGATACATTTGACTTCCACCTAATATAGCACCCTGTACCAAAGATAATGATATTGCAGTATTTTGAGAATTAGTATAAATTGCAGATTCAATTACTATTGCATCAATATTATAATCTTTTAAAAAAGCAGTAATTTTTTTAGTGGCATCTCCAGTTCTTTCATAAACATGGTTACCATAAAAAAATACTTTACCATACTTAATAAGTTTTCTATCTGTAAATAAAGAAAAGGCCATTGAGTTTGTAGATGAATCTATCGCAAGTATTGTATGCGGATTTCCTATATATCTTAATTTATTTTTGCTCATAGTCAAAAAAATCCTTTAATTCTTTAATTGTTTTATCTACCTTTTTATTATTTATAAGGCATATATCACAAAAACCATTATCATTATAAACACTCAACAAGGTACCACAACCTCCAGCACATCTTCTTTGTTTGCCAAATCTTTCTTTAGCCTTTGTAATTTTATATCTTTGAGCAATTTTTTTCTTTGTAGCAAAAGTTCTACACTCTTGTCCACAGTAAATTTGATTTTTATTTTTGGTTTCAAAAGAATCATCGCACCATTCGCAATGTTTTATCATTCAAGTTCTTTCCTTCTTTCAATTTTTATAACACCTTTTTCTCTAGAATCACATACCTTTTCAATAGGACATGAAGAACATGTTTTTGAATTTTGCCTAAATCCTCTTTCTGGTAATTGTTTATCATCAAAAGCCTTTCTAACTTTACGCATCCATTCAAAGAAATAATCTATAAAGTCAACATGACTTTGATTTGCAATAACTGGTATAACACAAATTTCGTGAGTATTTTTTGATTCATAAACTATAGCACCTATTTGTTGTTTTAATATTTTCATATAAATAAGTAATTGTTCTATATGATATCTACTTGCACTATTATTTTGTTTATGATATTGAAATGACTCTTCTTTTGTAGTTTTAATTTCTAATAAAACTAATTTATCATCTACTTTAATCATAGCATCACTGTAGCCAAAAATTGGTGGATCTGTATTTTTAATTTCTTTTTCTTTCCACTCTAATACTCCAGCGGCCTCTAGGGCTTCTTGCAACCTTTCATGACTTCTGCTTCCAGTATTCATATTTGCATATGAAGTTCCAGTATTTTTATCTTCCCATTCATTTCCTTCAAATGCTAAATACCAATATCTAGGGCAGTAACCATGTCCAAAAACCAAAGTTGATGGACTAAAAGAATATTTTTTAGTAAAAGATGGTTTAGAATTAATTTTAATATGACCTTCGTTTATATAGTCTACTATTTTAGATAAATCTAATTCTTCTTCTTTTTTCTTAATCATTTTTTTTACCAAGTTTTTTGTCATTAAAAGTTCCTCACACTATACTTAAGAGCGTCTACAAGTTTATCGGTTGCTTCTCTTATTGCGTAATACATATTTTTTTTAGATCTATCATCTTTTTTAACATGAGAATACCAAGCAGCCATCATAGCAAATTTTGCAGAATAGGCCTGTAGTTGTGTTATTAACAAGGTAGCCTTTGCTGCTGGAACATCTGGGTTTGCTATTAGTTTGGCAACTATAGTCAAAGTTTTAGTAAACTCTTCATCATTCATATAATCAGACATCTCATTAAATGATGTTAGTTTATTTAATAAATCTACTGTGTTATCCATTGGTTTTCTTTCTTAGTTCCTCAAATACTTGCCATTCTATTATAGCAAGTCTTACCTTTTTATTTCCTTCTCCAAGCACAACCATTAGTGCTGGATTTTTTTTTCTATCAACCATCATTGTATCTGTTACTATTTTTGACCATGAGTCTTGGCTGACGGAATATGATTTTGAATACTCTTTGACATCTACTACGAAATCATCAAGTGATCCATCAGCCTTGACTGGCCCTCTTCCAGAATTAATATGCTGCTTAGCACCTATTCTTTTTAGTTCTTGTTTTTCACTCATTAGTATCCTTTTGATGGAAAAACAACTTTTGATATGTGTTTTTGAGAACACATCCAAGATAGTGTCTTTGTGTCACTATAAAGCCTTGCCTTTCCTACTATTGACTTACACTCATGGCATACAAACTTACCATGATATATTGTATATTGATTAAATTCTTGATTCAAGTTCTTTTATTTTCTCTGGATTTTCTTTTAGATATTCAATTACTTTTGCTCTACCCTGCAATCTTTCACCTAAGACTGTGTACCAAGCACCACCCTTTTCTATAATGCCCATTAACTCTGCTGTATCAACTAAGTCTGCAACTTTATCAATACCTATATTGTCTCCAGTAAAATAAAAATCATATGATCCACTTAAAAATGCTGGGCCAGTTTTATTAAAATCTATATGCCAATTAACTACTCTACCTATTTTTTCTTCTATTAGTTTGTCTCCAACCTGTATCTTGCCCTTGATTGCTTGATTTTCAGATTCACTTGACCAAAGTTTTACTACTGTGCTAGAAAAGAATTTAACTGCTTGTCCACCAGTTGGCATGTGTGATGCATACATAGCACCAATATTATTTCTTTGTTGGGATATTAAAACTAAAAGAGTTTTATTTTCTTGATTGTTGGCATAATTAAGCATTTTAACAGCATTGGTCATATCTTTGGCCTCTGCACCTATTTGTTTAGTATTTTCTAACTGTTTTAATTCTGCAGAATCTTTTTCAAAATATATTGCAGGAAGTAGTGCGGATATAGAATCTACTATTAAAACATCTACTTTTGCTTTCATTAGTTGTGTAGCAACATCTACCATGTCATTGATAGTTCTTGCTTCTGAATAAATTAATTTATCTGTATCTACCCCAAGTTTTTTAGCCCACTCTGGATCAAATGATTGTTCAGCATCTATCCAAGCACAAACCTTTCCTTCTTTTTGTGCTTCGCCTATCATTTGTAAACAAAATGAAGATTTGCCTGCTGATTTGTTTCCCCATATAAGTATTTGTCTACCGTATCCAAATCCACCTTTTAATCCATTATTTAAACTAATGCTAGGTGTCTTTTGTTTTTTTACCTCTACATCAGTTGCATTACTTAATCTTTTTCTTAGATTAGGATCTAACTGTGCTAAAAATTCTTCTATAACTATTTGTGCCATTATTTAATTACCTCATTCAATATTAGTGAGCCATCGTCAGATTTTCCAAATTTCATTTTTGTTGCAGTTCCTGGTTCACATTTCATATAACCTTCAGAAAATTGTCTAGGAAAAACAATAATAGGTTTCATTTCTCTTTCTGCATTAGCAACTATCATATGTGCCATCTTTTTTCCATTCTTAGTAACTCTAGGTTTAAATGATACCACATAATACTCTTCTCCGCTATATGGAAGTGATTTATAATTTAAAAATTTAACTAGACTATTTGTAGGAAAGTTTTTAATTTCATCAATAATAATTGACTCCATAATTCTATTTGCTCCCACTAATATTAAATAAGTTTTTCCTTGTTCAATTTTAGTATCTTCATCATCAAATATTCCTATCATTCCAGTGGAATCCATTATTTCTACCCTTGACCAACCTTTGCCTCTTTTTATATTTTTGACAACTCCCATAAGTATGAAAACATTTTGCTCATCAAAGTCTTCAATATCATCTATATATGCATAGTAATGAGGAGGTATTGTAGTAGTAAACTCTGGTAAATTTAAATATTCATATAAATTTTCTTTAACTTTATTTTCATTTCTAGGATTATCAGTAAAGGTGAGTGCTCCTATAGAATCTAATGCTTGAACTGCCCTAGAATTTATACCACTACCTTTTTTAGAAGCAATCTCAGTAAAATGTTTTTTAGAAGTATATGGTCTATGTTTAATAATATTTGAAGATACTCCATCTGATATCCATTTAATAGATGATAATCCTATTCTTATACCCTTGCCTTCGATCTTAAAATCACTATCTGATTCATTAATATGAGGTAGTTTAACTGATATATTCATTCTTTTAGCCTCAATTAAATATTCTGTTCTTGCATCTTTGTCTTGTTCATTTTTTAATAAACAATACATAAACTCTAATGGATAATAAAACTTTAACCATGCTGTCCAATAAGATAGCATTGAATATGCTACTGCATGAGACTTATTAAATGAGTATCCAGCATGTGCTTCAAAATCTTGCCATAGCCCCTCTGCTGCAAATGGTGTAATATATCTTTGTGCCCCAACAACAAACCTGTCTTTAAACTGATCAAACTCTCTTGCATCTTTTTTCTTACCAATAATTTTACGGACTTTATCTGCTTCTGACATTGTCATTCCACCAAGGGCAACGCATGCTTGCATAACCTGCTCTTGATATAAAATACATCCATAAGTATCTTTTGTAAACTGTTGCATGATTGGATGTATGTACTCTATTGTTGCTTTACCGTGTTTTCGTGCAAGATATGATTTACCAATGGTGTTCATAGCACCTGGTCTTACAAGAGCATTTGAAGCGGCTAGTTCATCTAAATTAGATACACCCATTTTTACAAGCAAGTTTGTATACGGAGTTGCTTCACATTGAAACACGCCCTTTGTTCTACCTTCAGATAACATATTATATACTTCTTTATCATTTAAATTTATTTCTTGTAATTTAATATCTATCTTGTGTCTTTGTTTAATTGTTTTTATAGTATCATCAATAACTGTTAAAGTTTTTAATCCTAAAACATCTAATTTAATTAGTCCTATATCTGCTGCTTCTTCCATATCTACAGCAACTACTGGAATCCTATCTTTAGTTCCTGGTGCTACTCTAGTTTCCATTGGTGCATATTTAAATATAGAATCTTTTGCAGTAACTACACCAGCAGCATGAATACCAGTACCACGAATACGACCACGTAACTGTTCACCATACTTAACTACTTCTGGATATTTTAATCTAAACCATTGTGCTGACTTACTTGTTACAAAGTCATCCCAATCATCTACGGTTTTTAATAATTTATTAACTTCTGATAGTGGTATATCTAATGCTCTAGATACATCTCTAACAATACCTTTACCTCTAAACTCTAAGAATGTAGCAATTGATGCAACATTTTTATATTCTTGTTCTAAATATGACTTAACTTCATCACGTCTTGAATCTGCAATATCTGAATCAATATCTGGAAAATCATTACGGTCTGGGTTGATAAATCTAAAAAATAGCAGTCCGTATTGTAATGGATCAACATCTGTAATTCCTAATGCGTAACATACTAAAGAACCTGCTGCAGATCCACGTCCAGGACCAACCAATATATTATTTTGTTTAGCCCAGTTCAGCATATTACTTACAATTAAAAAGTATGAAGAAAAGTTTTTATCTCTAATAATATCTAGTTCTTCTTGCATTCTTTCTTTATATTCAGGCTTATCATATAATCCTTTTTCTTGCATACCCTTCAAAACTAAGTCAACTAATCCTTGATGTGGGTTATCTATTTTAGCAGGCAATAAATCTAAATTTTCAACAATAGTATATTCTTCTACCTTATTGGCAATCTCTATAGAATTTTCATATATATCTTCTCTTTTAATACCTTGATTTTGCATTGCAACTTTCATTTCTTCATAAGATAATAAATGTATATCAAAAGATCTAAATGACATCATTCTATCTTCGCCGTATAAGTAGTCTAATCTTTTCATCATGTCATCTATCTTTAAAGATTTTTCAAACTTAATATCTTTTTTTAATTTAGCGTGAGTATTTAATAGAAGCATAATTTCTTGAATTACTTTTTGGTCTGGACTCGAGTGGTGGCAATCTGGAGTTACAACACTTTTAATATCCATTGAATCTGCTAATTCTAATAACTCATTATTTAACTCTTTAGAGTTATGAGGCATAACTTCGACATAAAAGTCATCACCAAATCTATCTTTAAACCAAGATAAATGTTTTTTTGCTGCTGCATATTCTTTATGCTCTAGTGCTTTAGCAATGAGTCCAGACATGCATGCAGATAATACAATAATTCCATCTTTATATTTTTCTAATATTTCAAAATCTATTCTAGGCTTTTTATAGAATCCTTCAGTCCATGCTAGTTCATTTAACTTATTTAAATTTTCTAACCCTTGTTGATTTTTTGCTAATAGGACTATGTGATTATAAACTAAGTCTAATGGTGTAGTTCTTTCTGCTTTATCTCTATTATCAAATCTATCTTGTGTTATATATCCTTCTATGCCTAATATTGGCTTTATACCCTCGGCTTTTGCTGCACGATACATTGGACGATGTCCAGATAGTGCACCATGATCTGTAATGGCTATAGCCTGCATTCCTAAATTTTTAGCACGTTTACAATATTCTTGTGGAGTTGCTACTCCATCCATTAAAGAATAGTGTGTATGTACGTGTAAAGGTACGTAATTCAAACTATAGCCCTTCAGATTATCTTACCACTCTGCTGCTGCAGAGGTTGTTGGATTATTAAATCCTAAATAAAATGCTTCTTGCTCTGCATAAGGAATGTCACGTACAACTTTTTCTAAATTAAAAGAATCGTACTTTGACCAATCAAATGCGTCAACATCTTGTTTTCCTGGAAGTAAAACATAGTTTGTTTCTGTTCCTTTTCCATTTCTTTTTAATTTCCAAACCATGTTGCTAATTGTATTTGAATCTGCTGCAAATTCACGAATTGTACTAAAAGTTGCAGTTTTACTTACACCCATACTCCATACAGCAACTTTTGGTTCTTCCGTACCATTATCTACTAATACATTGCAGTAAAAGCGAAGACGTGCTCTCCATCCACTCTTTGGTTCTTTTCTAAACATTTCACAACCAAAGCATCTTCCTTGACTATCTAATGTACATGCTGCTTTTCTTTTATAATCTTCTGGATTTGTATGTTCACTTATTACAATTGCAAGACCACGCTTTTCGTCATAGTTTGGTGAGTCTGCATCTAGTTCACTAACGAATCTAATTTGTACACTTTCGCCATCATCTAGTTTTAACCAGTTAACTTTTTGTCCACTGTTTTCTGTTTTAGTTCTGTCAAGAACTGCCTCAATATTCTTGAGTCCTTTTATTACTGACATGATTTTCTCCTTAGTATTTGCCCTATAAATGGGCTTGTCTCTATTGTAGCATTGACTCTATTATGTTGTCAAATGATGAAACAAATTTTACTAAATTAGGAAACTTTAAATCAGACACATCTTTTACATTTGAAGGTAAATTGGCTATTATACATTTTCCAGGCCCCAGATCAGTTATTAGTTTATTAGACATATTTTTACCTGCATCATCATTATCGCCTAGTGCTATAATCTGATTAAAATATTGTTTTAATAATCTTCTTTGCTCTTTTGATATAGTAGCACCTAAAGTTGCTACAGCATGACCACCTGCTTGTTCTATCATAATAGCATCAAATGATGATTCAACAACAAATATTTTTTCTAGTCTTTTATTTCTATGAAGATTAAATAGTGTTTTACTTTTAGGAAGATTAACAGAATTTTTAAATCTTTTTCCCTCGATTGACCTTCCAACAAAACCAAGGTAATCACCTTCTGGGGAGTGAACTGGAATTATTATCATATCTTGAGTTTCTGAATATCCTAGTTCATATTTTAAAGCACTTTCTTTTGTTATTCCACGATTAGCCAAATACTTTTGTGCTCTTACATTATTCATTAAATTATTATGTAAACTTTTTATTAGATCTGAATCAAATGGTTTAAATTCATTTTTATCTTTTAATTTATCTGTTAATTGATCAAGTATACTTCTACTATCTTTATTAGAATCTATAACTCTTATTGATTCAAAATATGATTTTCCAGAAGCCTTCATAATAACCTCTGTAAGATCTTTTGATTCCTGGCATGAAAAGCACCAAAATATTCCAGTTTCCTTTGATACTTCTCCTGCTGGAGATCTTGTGTTGCTATGAAAAGGACAAAATATCATTAAGTCATTATCTAATTCATATTGTATATCTATGCCTGAAGATATTAGGCTTCTTTTTACTTGGTCTTCTGTATAATATGTTGTTGCACTGGCGTATTTTTGTCTATCCCTACTATACACTTTGCCTTAGCCTTTCCAACATATACTCCGTATACTGACAGTTTAAAATCAAATGTTTTTCCATTATATCCTATTGTAAAGTCTGGGTCAATATCATATCTAGGCACGTATCCATGATTCTTCATCACTGATACCACCATAAATACGTATTGGTCTTTTAGCCTTACAATATCTGAGTCGTCATATATTTCGCCTGAAAGACCAAACCTTTTAATAGATCTGTGGCTATACATACATTAATTATAGCCATATATTATTACTTATCTTCAAAATCTTTATACAAGAATCTTCCAGAATCAAAATCAACATCTATCATAAAATCTCCACAAAATCCATGTCTATTTTTTCTAAATGCACATTCTAGAATTGTAGATCCTTGTGCACGACCTAGTGCTAAAACCCAATCAGCATCATATGCTAACTGTTTTGACCATGCTACCTGACCTAATGTAGGAACGCTATTCATATCAGTAGCATCATCTGGAGTAGCAGAAGCAATTGCCACTATGGGAACTTGTTCACTAATAGCAAGAACTTTTAATTCTCTAGATATAGTTTTAATTTTTACAACTTCATTGTCTGTTGGAATATTGGATTGCATTAACTGAATATAATCTACAAAGACTATGTCGGGTGAGTATTGATCTATTTTTCCTCTTAATACAGAAGTAGATAATTCTCCTACCCCATCATTTGATACGATATGAAGTGGTGGCATGTTTAGTAAATGTTGTTTACCCCACAAATTAAATGACTCTGAATCTATTTGCCCAGAACTTAATTTTCTATGAGAAAAGAATCCCTGTCCCATAATTGTATAAACACGATTTCTAACCTCAGTCTCTGTCATTTCAAGAGATATTACTAATGGTTTTCTTCCACTCTTCCATGCTTGAACAGCCATAAATAGTGCCAGCCAAGACTTACCAATAGCAGGATAGGCAAGAAGAATGCCAAACTGACCAGGAGTAACACCCGCTGGAAGATAATTATCAAAGCCTGCGAGACCTGTTTTAATTCCATAATTTCCCTTCTCATTTAACTCTTTGATATGGTTAAAATGATTTATAGCATCTTCCATATCTGTTGCATCTATATCCCTTATATCTGCAGTAATTTTTTTTAATTCTGAAGTCTTTGCAATTAAAGTATTCAATGCCTCATTTGGCTTATTATTTTGTAATTGATTTGCAGTAGACATTAAAACATTACTTAAATTAGATTCCAAAAATGCAGTTCTTAATTCTTCTAAATGATATTTTGTATTACCAATTTCACCGTCAGACTTAAAGTCTTTAAATTTTTCTAAAACTAAACTTATTGTAGGTGTTGTTGAATTTTGTTCATGATAGTTTCTAATAAAATCCCATACATCTTTATGTGTTCTAAATAAACTATCTGGGTTAGCCTGTAACAATACATGCATTTGTTTATCTTTTAGTAAGGCTGATAATACCTTGGCTTCTAATTCTGCTGACATTATTTATTTAACCATTCTTTTGCTTGCTTTCTCAACAACTCTCTTATTCTATCATCTTCTTTTTTAAATTGCATAGACTTATAAAACAAATCAGAATTTCTTACAAAATGATCCCAATTAGGACTTGAGTATACTTTAAAATAATATTCAACAAGTTCTTTTGACTGTTCTACTCCATAAGATTCGTATAACTCTTTTATAAAAAACTTTGCTTTGCCCATGCTAAAGTTATCATATATACTTTTTTCTTTTAATCTTTTTTTAAAGAGTCTATAAATTTCATCGACGTCCCATATTGGTTTAGCCGATAATATATCTTTTAACTCTTTTGGAGCATTAGATTTTTTACCAGCCACTATTCTAATTCTTTCTTAGCCTCATCTACTTTAGATACAACTTGTTCTTCAACAAATTTATATATACGATCTGCTGCTTGTTCTTTTGTTTCATCACTTCTAACAAAATCAGTACAGCCAATATCTACTCTTAAACTTTGAAAATTACCTAAGTTTAATGTATAGCCTAATGTAACAGATAACTTAATTTCTTCTGACATAATCACCACGTTTCTTCTGACCAAACAGGGATAAATTCCCCATTTTTATTTTGTGTATATAACATTATAGCGTCTCCTATTAAAGAACGCAAGTCCCTTTCTGAAGGAACATCTTTTCTAGGTGTAATTCTACCATCTTTTCTAGGTCTTCCAATATGTATGTTGCACATAGCCTCACGTATAGTGAATAAATCATCTTCTGAGTAGTATGACATTTTTTGCCACGTTCTTACCCCACCCAATGTGGCACCAGTTGGTTTTGGTATTACCTCATTAGCAATCATTCTTTCAAATTGTATCCTAGATCTGTTAAATATTTTTATAGTATTATTTACACTAAATGCCCTTTTTCTATGTTTTTTAAAATCAGAATATAACATAGATTGTTCTTTATTTATAATATAGTTATATAAAGAGCATAAATTACTAGCCTTATTTATATGCAATACCCTCACTAATTCTTTATTTAAAAAAAATATTACATTGCTTGGCTTTATAGAAGGCTTCCAATTCTCTTTGCTCTTTGTATCTCTAGTCTCATTATCCATTGAATTCTTTCCCCGTGGTTGTTGGGATGGTTATACATTTCTCTTCTACCACACCTTAAACAGTATAGTTCTAAATGATCGTAAGATAAAAAAACTCTATCAACAAACATTTTGGCAGAACATTTACTGCATTTTAAGGCTTCTTTTATATTCATAGTCAGAAATTATACCAGATATTAGGCTATACCAATTGCTATCAAGTTTATCTGCATATTTACAGAGCCAGTTGATCCAGATGGGAATTTAATAATTCCGTCTACTCTATCCTTTGTTACTGATGTTAAAACTGCCGTTGCAGCATTTCCACCAGATACTGTACTTGTTATATTAGTGAGTCCGACTAAAGCCACTGGAACTGATGTAAAGTTTGGATAGGTAAAAAAGAACTTTTCTTCAGGTGAGGTAGTAATATTATTTATGGTAATAGATTTAGTTTCTGCATAAAACTTAATTGAACTGTTATTTACAGCAACTCCATTAACTCTTGATTGAGTGGATGTTAATTGAGAATTTTGAAGATCACTAACTGCCTCTACTAATGATGAAATTAAAGTAACATCAATTGGTTGACCACGGGTTGGTGAAATTATAGTTGCCATAATACCTCCATTATATCACTATAGGGCTATATCTGTTGTTTCAAAAAGTTTATATATGTCATCTTCTAGGGGTGGTATTGGATATGATGGCATTTGAACCTTTATTTTTACATAGTCTGCTAGAACTGGTGCAAGTATTGAAACATTGTTTCCAGTTACCCTTCTGTAATACTCATATTCTCCTGATTGATCCCAGTCTATAAAAATATCATGATTTTCAATATCTGTAATTGTATTAACATCGTCCCATGTAAAATTTATAGTTTTTCGTCCAGAAGTTGATGTTACTACATCGTAACTATATTCTACACTTCCACTAGATACTTGACCAATACTATCTAAAATATATACTGGAGACCATTCTGATATTTCATTATAATCTTTGGTAGTTATTCTAAATCTTACTTTATGTTTTCCTTCTGGACCTGGGTATGGTAAATCTGATAAAGGAATAACAACTCTAGACATTATGAAACACCTATTCCAAATCTATATTCAATATAATTGCTGGTATTTTCTGATTTAAGAACTGGCTGTCCATCGTCTGTAGATATTACATTATATCCTACAAGACCGTAGAGTGGGTTATTAGCAGTTAAATTATCAATTCTTAATCCATCGAATAATAAATAATAATCACTAGTTGGTACTCCAGCATTTAATGTTGAAGCATATATTTTTATTAAATTAATATTAGCCCATGAAAAATTAGTATCTGTAACAAATTCTGATATTTTACTTGTTAATACCCTGTATCTATTTGTACCCATAGATGTTCCAGTTATTGTCATTCTTGCTGTTGCAGTTGGTGGGGCAGTAGATATATTACTTAGATTATTTATAAACTGTAAAATTATTCTTATGTCGTCTGGGTTTCCACCTAAGTCAGCATATTTACCCACTAAACTAAATGCTAATTTTATCTCATCATCTGGTAAATTTTGACTTAAATCAAAAGTTAAACTTGAATTTTGTAAAAACATAGAGCCTGCGTTTGCTGAATATCCTGAACCTATATTTGCTGTATCTCCTGCAACTAATAGTGCTCTATTTAAAAATCTAGGTGCTTCTTGTTTATTTTGTCTTTGTTGATTGTTAAATATAGTTGAATCAGAATTAATAAAAACAAAGTCTGGAGTGGAAGAATCTATACTTGCACTTGTATTATTTTGATCTATTGGTATATTTGGGTATGTAACAGCAGAGGCACTTTCTCCATCAGAGTATGTCCAAGATTCTGTAGGAGAAAAAGTTATAAGAAGTTTACTGTCATACTTACCTGCTACTGTATTATTTGCTCCAGGATATATCCCTATTTCTGATATTTTATATCTTTGATCATTAGGCATCTCTGCTTTAAATACTAATTTTTCTTGACCATTTTCTTTAATAAAACCCTTAGATAAAATTGGTACCCTAAATACTTCAAAATCTAATGACTCTATGTCTGCTGGTATTGATGCAGATGCTCCAGTTAAAATTGGTTCTGGCCCACATCCAGCGGCTATATGGGATGCAAAAGTTGGTGCTTGGTTAAGCAAAAATTTAGCAACTATCTGTTTTCCATCATTAGTAATCATTATTATCTCACCTCTATAATTGTACCATTTGTGTCTATTTCTATTTCTACAAGTTCGTCTTGAGTCATATTATCTAGTTCTATGACTAGATTTCCATCTGTGTCTATATATATAAAATTATCCAGATTTCTATTTTGTAGATAAATATCGCCTGGTATCTTATTTTGAAGTTTTATAGAAAAAGCATTAAATAATGAGTCATCTGATTTTTGAGATGATACTAAGTTAGAAGGGTCAAACTCTTTTCTTATAGATGATAGATTAGATATAATATTATAGTATCTATTATTACCCTCGACAGTTTCTGATCTAGTAAATTTAGTAAGTTCAACAGCACCTAATTTTTCAAATACTAAACTAGTTATTTGAGCAACATCATAATTATCTTTATTCAATGACAAAACATTGTCTTTATTAGGTATTTTTATAGATGGTGTTGCATCTAATCCAGTATATGAAGTGTCAATTGTAATCGATCCAGTTCCAGGAGTACCAGTATCTACAACTCCACTACTCTCTTTAGATAACTTTAATTTATAGTCTTCAATATATTTACCAATGTTAGCAGTTTTATATGCAGCAACTCCAGCCTTATCTGTTTTACTTGCCTGTTTTAATGCTTCTCTTCTAATGACGTCTAACTCTGCATTGCTTATACCTTTACCTGTTTTTGCAGCCTGAGTTATCATATTACTAATAAACTTAGACTCTTTTGTGTCTAGTTTACCTTTAGTACTTGATAATGCATTATTTATTATTTTTTCAACTTGTTTTGTTGTTCCAGCACTTCCACCTTGTTTTCCCGTACTTGGTACAGATATTTTATTTTTAGCCATTATACTTCTACCACCTTTATTATGCTAGAAGGACCTTCTGTTGATCTAGCATATTGAATTTCAGATACTACAAATTGTTTATCTACTTCAACAAACTTATCTTCACTAGGCATAGTATAATCTATTGTAACAATGTCTCCTAGTTGTAAATGAGGTATTCCAAAGACTTCAACTAAAACTATTTTTCTAGGTTTAATGGTTTTAGAAAGAATCCAACCCATTAAGTCTGATGCCTGATCTTCACTTTGTATGTACAATGATTCTAAAGTAAACTCTCTTCTTCCATATTTAGATCTACTTAGTTTTACATCTTGATATATTTTTTCTTGCCTATTTGGATTAACTAATAAATTATTTACTACTATTGGATCTGAAAAATTAGATCTATCTTGATAGTATTTATCAGATGTAAGTGTATTAGATGTATTTTGTGTAAAAGTAATTCCTATTATTTGTAAATAGTTTCCAGAGGTTTCATCTAATACAATCATTTTATCTGTTGCGTTAAATATTAAAAACTCTGCTCCGTATGCATCTGCAAAAAATCCTGATGAGGTATAGGTTTTTTCGTCACTAAACGTTGGTTTAATCATTGCTCTAAGTGCTGGATATGCCTTATCGTATTTAACATTAAAATATACACATTCTCTCATTATAGTTCCAAACTCTTCATAGTATAAGTCATACCTTGGTGAGTTTTGTGTTCCAATTCCAGATAGGTGAGTTGCTTGAATAAATCCAGACATAGCATATTTTTTTAGTGCCTCAGATGAATTAATTTGATTTTTACCAAATGCTTGTTGTATTCCTTCTACAATTGTAGTTTTGCTATCTTGAGAATACTGATTTTTTAATGCATACACATTTTCAAACATACATTTAGATGAACCTCTAACAAATAAAGATAAGTTATTATATTTTGGTAATGGACTAGTATCATCAACTGTTGCTACCTGAATTCCATTAATATATAAATAAAATCTTCTTGTTGATCCTATGTCTTTATATTCAATAGATAAATCGTATACTGTAGGGTTATCTTGATTTGTTAATCTATCCTGTCCAACAAATCTTCCTTCATCAACTAAAATTTTTGATAGCCCTCCCCATAACTTATAGGGAAAAAGTATTGTATTATTATCTTTAATTCCTTTTACTACTTTATAAAATAAAACATTGTGTAAAACTGATGACTCTAATCCAGTAGTGGAATCTTTTGTATTATAGTTTTCCAAGTTATCTGCAGTTAAAGAACATATTTCAAAATAGTATCCAGTTAAATTATCACTATCTAGCATAATTCCTATACCGCCAGATCCCCCAGATATAGTACTGCTTTCAGAACCAAATGGTGAAGGTATTGTGTAGTATTCTGACGCATTGGCTGGTGTTTGAGTATTTTTATTTGCTTCTTTTTTACCTATAATTCTTATTCTGGTACCAAAGTGTTTATAATCTGAATCTAAATTTTTCTTTACATTTGTAATATAGTTTTTGTCGACATTGGATATTGGTCCAGAGAACACAAGTGCTGAAGACTGAACCGTTCCCTTTGAGGTAGTTTTTTGTGTTTTTACAATATCATCAGATGGAATTGTTTCTCTTAATAGATTTGCAATAATTCCATTTCTAGTAGACTGTTGTGCATATGTTAAACTACTTGTCCATTGAGGTAAACCAATAGTTCCTTGTTGTGGTCTTTGAATACTATCAGTTGGTGTAGTTGTAAATAAATAACTAGAGTCCATACTATACCCACTAACATTTTGTGGATCAGACCAAAAACTAGAAAGTCCTGCACCATGTTCTGTTATTTTAGTTCCAAATTGTGCTCTACCACTTCTTTTAACTGGACCATTTTTATATACAGTTGTAAAAGATCCACTAGCACTAACAATATCTTCAAAGTATGGTTCACTATAAATTTTTAATAATCCAGTTGGGTACATTTTTCCATTAAATGGTAGATTGCTAAAATATTCTTGATACTCTATTTCATTTGATATCCATTCCGTACCTACCCCTGGAATTGTGTATTGAACAGCATCGTATTTAATTATTTCACCATTAGCGTATAAGAAACCCTGTAATCTTGGAAGCCAGTATACATTTTCTCCTATATCTATAATATTATTTAACAAAACATTATTTTCAACATAAGGCTCTTGATCATTTAAATCAGAATTTAAAGCAACCGCTCCTAATGTAAAAGTTCCAGTTTTTGATTTTTCATTTATAGTTTTATAGTTAGTTTGACTTGGAACTTCCCACAACACTACTGGTTGATAACCATAAACCCTATCTTCATCTACGTATGTTGCTTGTTGTAATGACGCTGGTGCTCTTTGAATATATCTAGTAACATAATTAATTTTTCCATCGTTAATTACTTTTGTTTCGCTATCTTTAATTTCAATTATATTTGGTAAAGATGTATTGTTTTTTTGACCTAATAAAATTAAATCAGTAGGTCTTTCATTTTGGTTAGGTAAAAGATATTCTTTATTCATTATTACAAAATCATTAAATTCATCAAAAAACATTGCTGTTTGAGTTGCTACCGCTAGTCTTTGTAAAACTTCTGCAACACTTGCTTCTGGCTCTACAAAGAAATAAGGAATGATTGGATCTTTGCCTGTTGTTATATTTTTAAATACATAATTACTAAATCCTATATTATCTAATAGTGTTGCTACTGCAAAAGTTAAAGAAACATTTTGAAAAAATAATGGTGGGCAAGACTGAGTTTCAAATTTAAAAAATGAATCACGTAGTGCTAGATTAACATCTATAAGTCCACTACCACCTTTTGGAAACTCTTCTACATACATTGTTTTTAATGGTATATATTTATCGTACATATTTACATTTTTAACTATTTCATAAAACTCAACTTTTGTATTTGGGTAAAGTATTTCAGATATTAGACTTCCTTGATTTTCTTCAAATAAATTTTGATCACTAAATGCAAAATCATGATTCATTATTGTCATAGATCCATTAGACACTGATAAACTTCCTACTGGCATTCCTGTTGTATCGTTAGCCAAACTTTTACTAAATTCAAATCCTAAGACATAATCTGATATATTTGCTTTTAATCTTGGACTAAGTTCAATTAAATCAAAAGTATTATCTGGTCCATGTAGTGTTTCAACTTTTAATCTTAACCCTTTAATAAAAGCCAGTTCTCTAAATATTGCTTTGCCGCCCTGTATAAAATAATCAGGATTAGACAGTCTTGTCAAAACTCCATGAACTAGTGTATTTTCTTCTTCCAGTAATTGAAAATCATACTCAGCGTCATAAGTTTCCCACTCTTCATTTATTGCATCCCAGATGTGTAAGGTTCCAGCAATTTCGGTTGTTCCACCAATAACGTATGCTTCACCATTTGATATTCCAGTAATTGGTCTTTGACTTATATCTGATAAATTATCTACAAAATTATATGAATTTCTATACTTGGATGGTACTTTTAATCCATAAAATAATTCTACATACCCGTCCCAATCTACAATATTACTTCCATCACTTCTTAATGAATCTTCATTAAAGGATATTGCATTAACCCAGTTATTATCATTATCTAAGTATTGAATAGACCATCTTTTAGGAATGCTAGATTTATTCCTGTCTGCTAAAGGATCTGGTATAACCTCATTATTAATAGTTTTAATATCACCCATTGTATTTTCTGCAAGGTTTGTTTGTAATTTTACAACAATTCTATTAACTGGAATATCTTCTTTATAAACAATAAATGGACAAGAGTCAGTTATTTTATATCCTATATTTAATAAATCTGTTCTTTGTGAAATTCCTCTTTCAAAACCATTCTCTAATCTAAATGAATTCCAGTATTTAAATATATCATTTCTAGATGACATATAATATCTAGGTCTTCTAGCAGATTTAACATTATCTATATACTTTCCATTATTTAAAAATAAAGGTTTATTAATTCCAGATCTTGGTCTAAATGTATTAAAGCATTCTTTTAAATCATAATATAACTGTCTATCTACTTCTTCTGTTGTAAATATTAAAGACTCATCATTTTGATTAATTAATGTTTCAGATTGAATGCTAGATATTGTTGCATCTGTATAGTAATCTCCTATATCTAGTGAATCAAAAGAATTAGGAAGAGTTGAGTATATAGTAGTTTCATCTGGTCTATATCTATAATTACCGTATACAAGTATGTTTTCAAAATCATTTAAATTCCATTCCATTAATACTAGTGATTCTGATTTTATAGTATTACTTGTTTCTAAAAATGATTTTAAAGATGAATCTTGAAACATTATACTTCCTCAACAGAAACTGAAATATTCCAAAAATCGTGATTTGATCCGCCACGTTTAACTATATTAAAACTAAATGAAGAAAAATAAACTTCAATTACATCGTTGTATTGATGTAAGTGATTATATTCATCTACTTGATCTGCAAACTTATCATGTCTATCATATGACATAAACATATAAAAAGAACCACTATGGTTCTCATACCACTTAACTATATCAACACCTCCAGCACCACCATCTGCGGTATATTCAGTTAAACCACCAACTGGAATGCCAGATGAGTTAAATGATGGATTTCCACTGTATGATCTTGATGGAAGCATATCCCAATCCCAAGATATATTTAATTTATCTGCAATATGATATGAACGCATATTGCCATTTATCATTCTTTTTCTATTTTCAATTCTTTGAGATCCTATGGATATTTCTCCTCTATTATGATCTGATAATATAATAAAATCATTACCCTCGGTTCCATCTGGAACTAGTAATCCACTACTTAAGATTCCACTATTATCTGACCATGCTATGGCCTGAGGTCTTGTATAAGCCCATCTATTTTGCATATATGTACTGTTTGCCATTAGAATCTATTACCTCTTATTTGTCTTCCCTGTACCATTTTAATTTTATTCATTACAACATCTGCAATTTCATTAGGAGATGCAGAAGTATTAGGTACATTAACGTTTACACTATAATTATACACTGGTGCTGATATATTAGAAGCAACGCTAGTTGTATCAATTGGTGAAACTGAAGGGGTTTTTGATACATCCATAGTTGGAAATACATCGCCATTTATTGCCTTTAAAAGTCCCATATTTGCTTTTGCTGCAGATTTTCTTACTACAAATTCTCCAGGTGTAAGCATTGCTGGAACAGTATCGCTATTGCCAATTCCTGGAACAATACTTCCTGTATACATTCTTAAACTTGGTGGTGGTTCACTAGATCCTTTAAATATCATTCCACCAAAATATTTATTTTGATTTATTTGTTTGCCTTTAGGTGGAACATTTACTGTCTTTCCACCCTTTCCTGCTTTTGCTGCTGCTAGTTCGTTGTATGCTTTAATTAATGCATTAACACCATCTAATTCAGTTTTCCACTTATTGTATTCTGCATCTTCAAGTTCTCTTGCTTTTATAATTCTTTGATCTTCTAAATCTAACAATTGATCTCTTAACGGTTTAATTTGAGTTGATTCACGAGTATAAATTATATCTTCTAATTGTTGAATCTGTAAACTTCTTTGATACACTCTTTCATTAATTTGTTCAATTTGTAAAGTAATTTGTTCTCTTGTTAATAATTGACCATTAACCTCTGCAGTTAATGCTGATAGTTCTCTTTCTCTTTGTGCATCCATGGCTGCTCTAGTATCTTCTAGTTGATTAGCAGCAAAGTCTCCTGTCATTTGTGTAGCAGCAGCAGCGGCTGCACCAAAATCTCCACTTGTTAATGCCGAAGCAAGTGCTATCTGATTTTGTTGTTGTTGAATATATCTATTGTTAGCAGTAGCAACTGCATCTAATGCTTTGCTTCGTTGATCATATGCATCATTAATTACTTTTTCTTTTTTACCTATTTCGTCCAATGCTCTATTTCTTATATCAGTTTGACGTTGATCAATTTCATTTTGTCTTTGTAAATTACTAATTCTATTTTGTTCTGTTCTATTTAATTTTTCAACATCATCAATTTGTCTTTGTATTAAAGATTTTCTATAATCCATTTCTTTTAATTCATTTTGTAAAGTTCTAATTCTTTGATCTTCTAAACTCGTTAATCCAACTTGCATTGCTTTTTGAATGTTTTGTTGTTCTTGCATAGCCTTAATTGCTTGTTTTCTTTGACTTGTAGACATCTCTAGTAATGATGCTTGATCTACTAAAGCAACGTTTTCTGGTGCAATACCATCTTTTAATAATGCTTTTACTACTGCAGAATATTTTTTAGTTTCCTGTGCAGATTTCATTATTTTTTGAAACGCAGATTCTTCTCCATCTCCAGTGGTTGCTGTACCAGCAGCAGCAATAGATTTCATCTGTCCTTGAAGTTTGGCTTGCTCTCCTAGTAAAACTTCTATTTCTCTTCCTAATGCTGCTTTTGCTGGATCTCCATCTTTTAAGGCATTCATTTGTGCTCTTTTTGCATCTATCAATATAGCATTAGCATCCATTTGTGCATCCAGTTGAATTAATCCTTTTTTAGTACCACCTTTAAATTTATCCCAATCTTTAAATTTAGATTTTAAGTCATCTAAATTCTTTTGTGCTGCTGGGTCATTTATATCTAATCCACCAAAAGTTGCTGCTAGTTGTAACTCTGCTTTTGCTGCAATTTGTCCACCTTTTTCTAAATCAGCGGATGCTTGATTAATAACTTTTATATCATTTAATACATCATCTGGATTTCTAGCATTACCATTACTATCTGTTGCTATAAAACTAAATACTGCACTTTTATCTAAAGTAGGATCTAATGCTGTCATTATTTCCCAACTTTCAATTAATCCTGCTGTTTCTGGTCCAAAGTTTTGAACATCAATTGGAGACTGAACATCTATTTTAAGACTTTTAACTATTTCTGGACTTAAACTTTCTATTCTTAATAGGTTGGTTGCTAACTCAGATCTAAATGCTTGGTCACTCTGTCCTACTCGTTGACCTCTTTCTTCTCGTGCAAATCTTTCTGATGCCATTGCAGCACTTCTTCCTCTAAGTCCTAAATCAGCAGCCCTTGCTCTTGCAGATTCAGAAGTTTGTCCAGTAAGTGTTTGTGTTGCAGCATTAAGTAGTCCCTGATTATTAATAAACGGGGTTAATTCTCTAGATACATACTCTAAATCAAAATTTGGAATTTGACCTTTAAGTTGTTCTGCTAAAACAACAGCAGCAGAAGATATTTCACCAGTTAAAATTTGTCCAAAGAATATTGCTTGTTGTTGTAGATTAAATCCAAATTCATTACTAATAAAATCTAATAAATCTCTTCTTTGTTCTTCATCAAGTCCTATTGCCTCAAATTCTTTATTCATACTTGCAGTTAATTTATTTGCAAAATCTTCTGCAGCAGCAATTTGATCTCTTTGACCAAATAGTGCTAAATTATTTCTTATTGCACCAGAGCCTGTTAACTGAGCACCTAATGCTCTAAATGGTGCCATAATTCCTGTTCCAAATCCACCTGCAGCAGCATTAAATTCTAAATTACCAAGATTTCTTGCATTTGTTTCCCTTAAGGTTTGTGCAACTGATTGACCACCTACATTATTTTGATTTAACTTATTTATTTGTCTAAGATATCCTTCTTGTGTGATTACCCCATTTTTTAAATCTAATAATATAGCAGCCCTTGTTTCTTTTTCTAATTCTAAATTATTTACAGTATTTCTTTGTAATGCATTTTGTCTCATTTGAAATTCTAAAGATTGTTTAAATAATGGATTAGTATCTAAGAAATTATTGAATATTCTTTTTGAAAAATCTGACCAATTAAATGCTTTAGAAAATGGATTGATTGCAGCCTTTCCAATTCTTTCAAATTCTTTATCTACCTGTTCCTGTAAAGATTTAAAATCAGTAGGTGCAGTTATGTTGGCCATTATTTCTATTCTTTGACCTTCTATTCTTTCTCCATTTGGACCTAGTAAATCTGTAAGTTGTGCAACAACATCAATACCTAATTTTTCTTTCTTTAATGCTTTACCTACATCTAGTGCTATTTGTCTTGCTTCTTCTGCTGTAAATAGTCCAGCAACAACGCCTCTCGCAAGTTGATTTCTTAAGGCTATAGCCTGATCCTGACCTCTTGAACCAACAAATTTAATATCTTTTGTTAGTTGTTGTCCTTCTGCTGATTGCATAAATTGAGAGGACATTTGAATTGTTTCTTGACTTGTTCTTTGACCAGCAATTAACTCTGCTGATTTTTGTGCAAGTTGTTGAGATGCTGTAAGTTTACCTACACCTTTTGCCATATTTTCTAAACTTTGTGCACTTCCATACATTGCATCATTTAATCTTGCAGTAGAGTTTTTTGTATTATCTGCTAATTTTATTAAAACTGATGCTAAGTCTCCCAGTGCTATTACCCATCCAATAACTGGTATGGCTCTAGGTCCCATAGTAGTTAATATTGAAGTAAATGATTTTGTGACTCCTTGCATTGCAGTTGTTAATTTAGGAGCAATAGAACTTATTTTTCCACTGCCAGCAGCCATTCTTTGAAATGCCTTTTCTGCTAATTTTTGTGCTGCAACAAATGAAACCATACTTGCCATCATTGCACCAGTTGGTCCCATTGTATCCATCATCTCTGGGCTCATAAAAGGAATGCTTGCCATCATTCCAATACCAGCAGCACCAAATCGTCCCATTTTACCTAGTCTAGGAGCCTGTGATGGTGTTGCAGCACCAACCGTTGTAGTGGTTCTAGGACCACCACCTGCTTTAATATTTGATCCAGGGAGTTGTTTTTCTCCATAAAATCTTCTTCCAAATTGTGCTACTCCACCACCTTTATTTAAACCTGCTATTGTTCCATTATTAATTGCATGTAGTAAATCTAAGTTTTGCTGAGTTGACTTTTTATTTACAACAAATTCTCCAGGAGTTAACATGGCTGGAACTGTATCTGTATCACCTATTCCAGGAACTATATTTCCAGAATTAAACTTTATTGTTGATAGGTCTTTATCGCTATAAAACTTTTTATCATTAAAAAATCTAGTCATCCCTTGTTGACCAGTTAGTTTTTTAGATATGTTGGGCAGCATATCTCCAATTTCTTTTGCTTTAATTGCTAAATCATCACCTATGTTTATAGCAAATTCATCTGCGTATCCTCCAGACATAATTGGTCCAGGTATATCTCCAGGCTTTAAATCTATTTGATATCTTTTACCGCCACCTACTTTAATATCACCTGCAAGGCCATAGCCCCATGCCATTTCTCTATCTAAACTGTAATATCCTGATCTTGGATCAGCACCTCTTCCAGGACGTGCATTTCTATAAAATCTTAAAGTGTCATTAGGACCAAGTCCATGGTTTATTCTCATAAACTCTTCATTAAATGCTGAAATAAGTGGATCTCGTTTTTGACCAGTTGTAGATCTATTACTTACAGATTTTTTATTTAAGAAATTCATAAAATCATCAAATGAATTAAATTGACCTGGCTTTATTATTCCTCTTGATAATAAACTTTCATAAACTGGCATAGCCTGAGCAGCATATGCTTGACCAACTGCGTGTTTTGCTGATGCCAACGAAGTTTCTAAAAAGTTTTGCCCACCCTTTGAAACATCATCAAAAATTCCTTTATTTCCTTTTGATTTTGCTATGCTATCTGCATTTTTAAATAATGATCTAAGAACCTGCCTACTTCTTCTTGATGGTGTATCTAATAGTCTTTTTCCAATTCCACCTAAACCTAAGTATTGTATTCCAGGTATCATGCCACCTTTATTAAACATATATCCACCTGGACCTAGTGTGTCATCAAGATTTTTATTATAGGCATCAATCAAAGAAGGTCTTCCCTTAGACATTCTTCTAAATTCTTCATCTAAAACTTGTTTTCTAATTTTGTTTAATGCTCTATCTCTTACATCTTGATACCCTGGACTATATACTGCCCATTGATTTTGACTCTTCCACTCACGATATCTACTTTGAACAACATCTTCTAATTTTGTTGCTTTTTTAAAGTATTCTCCTATATCAACTTTAATATGACCTTGTTGTAAAATTTTTGCATAATCTACCGCAGCATCTGCACCAATAAATGGTGCTAATTCATCTATCATATTCATTGATCTTGGATCTAATCCAGATAGATTTTTAATAATAGGTTTTCCAACTTTTGCTCTTTCAAATATTGCTCTTCCTATACCACCAGTATTTAATTTTTGTATTCCAGGAATCATACCACCTTTATTAAAGCCCAGTCCAGATCTAATTACTGCTTCTTCTAAAGTTACGTCATCGCCTATGCCCCTAATATATGCATTTGGAGCACCTTTACTTCTTTCTGTTTCTAAAGTTGCTAATAAACTTCTTTTATCTAAAGCACGATCCTTACTTATATTATATTTACCTATTACTTTTTTACTTACTGGATCATATATTTCAACATTAGGAAATAAAAATTCATCTGGTTTAAAATATTTTATTGGAAAGTTATCAAAAGCAAATTCTCTTTTTGTTGAAATACCCTCCATTTCTGCTTTCCATGAACCTAGTGCGGTTGGGAATCTTTCATTTATAATTTCTCCAAACTTTCCTCTTCTCATTGCATCAGAAATTAGTTTTCCAGACATAGCATATTCAACACCAGGAACACGTCCACCTTTATTTAAAGCAAATATTGGTCCCATAACTTTACTTAGGCTTGACCATTTAATTTTACTTAATAGTCCAGAGAATCTTCCTCTTAACGAACCTAATTGTGGACCTGCACCAGCAAAGTCAAGTTGATTTATTGTGCTTAAACCTAAAGTTTGATTCGGAATGGTTTCAAATGTTTTTAAGAAATTTAATAGTTGAGTATTATTTTTTAAGTCATATCCTCTATATTCAAGAATTTCTTTTAATAAATTAAATTTATCAGTTGATTTAGTTTGTAGCCCTATCTTTTGAGCATATGCTTCTAAATCATCGACCTGTGCTAATCTTAAATCTGTAGGTATAGAAAGTATGTCATCAAATAATGATAACTCATTACTCTTTGATTTTAATTTAGCAAATGCATTTTCAGTTAAATCTGACATTCTTATTGTATTTCTTTTACCGTGATCAGTAATTATCTTTCCTTCATTTGCTTCTAAGTCTTTAATATAGGAATTAAATATATCTTCTTTTCCTTCAGCATATTGTTTTCTTAATATATTTTTAGCATCATCTGTATATCCTAAAGATGGCTCTTTTAAGAACTGTTCAAATTGTTCATCTAATAATTTAAATACAGCATGCTCTTTATTCTTTTTTAAATAAGTTAATAAACCTTCTTGTATTATTTTTCCATCTTTCATTACATCACTTATTGGCCAGCCACCCCTTGCCATATTCTTATTAATTCTTTCAGAAATTTTTAATGTTCTATTATTTAATAATTCAAAAGGAATATCTTTAGGAATTAATAGACCGCTACTTGTTAATATATCTTGAGCAAAGAAACTTTGAATTCCAGATACGTGTGCATTTTCTGCAATTTGAGGAATATTATTTTGCATACGTTGGATTATGTTAGGGATATTTAGTGGATCTTCTCCAAACTCTTTTAATGTTTTTGTAAGAACTGCCTGAATACGTTTAGAACTTATTCTTGTTCCAGGCTTTTGTTTTTCCATAAATGCAACCAAATTGGTTTCAAAAGATTTAATTTTATTTTTATCATTATCAAAATAATCTAATATCCACATATATTGCTTATATGCTTTTCTAGATTCCTCTGGTCTTCTTCTATCAGAAAATTCAAAAGGTATATCATCTATTTCTTTACCTTTAATTGCATATTGAACACCATTAACAACTTTAGTTCCAGGAGTACCATTGATTGCATGAAGTAAATCTAAATTTTGTTGAGTTGCTTGCTTGTTAACTACAAACTCTCCAGGTGTTAACATTGCTGGTACTGTATCAGTATTGCCAACTCCAGGAACCATGTTGCCATCGGCTAAAGTAAATACTTGTCCGCCAGTATTTAGTCCGACTGCTTTAATTCTAGATACTCCTCTTGCAAAAGGATTTCTACCTCCAGCACCTGGTGATCCTCCTGCAATATCACTTGCCTGTTTTCCTGCTCCAAAATATAATCCTTGCATTTGAGATGCAACTAGTTGTTTATCGATTAATAATTGATAAGAAGTTGCTAAAGCATTAATTGCAACATTTGCTTCTCCTGCTGATATTACTTGTGCTAATAAAGCCTCATTTGCAATACCAGTTGCAGTTCCTAATTGTTGTGCTGCATTTGCTGCATCAATTTCTGCCAAACTTAAATATTTAGAAGACTGAGTTAAACTTTTAATTGCTGCAAACGGTCCTTTTGTTAATAATGTAGTAGTAAAAATTCCAAATCCTTGTGTCATTTTAGCAAGTGTACCTACTAAGTTCATAAATAAACCAAGCATCATCGTTCCTGCTGGCACAATAACTCCAGTAATAACTGTTGCTAATGCAACTAAGTTTTTAGTTCCTTCTGGTAAACTATTAAACCAGTTTGCTATTTTAGTAGCAAAGTTAACTAAAGGTATAGCCATTTTAACAAAAAGTTCACCTATTGGTGCTATCGCCAATTTAAATCTTTCTATTGCACCTGTTAATTGAACTCCAAATGACTGTGCTATTGTACTTAACTCTTTATTTGCTGTTTGTGCTAATTGTTCACTAGAATAACCCAGTGTATCCATTACCTGACTTGCTTGTGATCCATCTCTAACTATATTTTCAAATAGTGCACCTAAACGAGCATATTGGAATTTACCAAATATTTCTTCTAATGCCTGTTGTCTTGAAAATTGATCTAGTGTTTGTAATGCTTCTGCTAATCCTGTAACAGTTCCCATCAAATCTCCACGATTTACATCAACTATTGCTTGAAGATTAACTCCCATTTGTCCTAATACTTCTTTTGCATTTTTTGTAGGATTAATTAAGGATGCTAAACCAGATTTAAGAGCGTTAGCACCTTGCTCAGCACTTACACCACCTTCTTGAAATGCTGCAAGAAATACTGTTAAATCTTTAACACTTCCACCTAATCCTTCAATAACTGGTGCAACACGAGGAATTGCTGCTGCTATATCTTGTAAAGAAACAACGGTTTGGTTTTCAACCATGTTTAAAAAGTTAATTGTATCGCCTAATTCTTTACCACTAATTTTAAAAGCACTTTGTAAAGCAATAGTTGCTTCTAGTGCTGCATTTTGTTCTAATTGACCCAGGGTTGCTAGTCTAGTTGCTTGAGTTACTGCATCTGTAAGATCTGCATTTCTACGTCCTGCTGCTGCAGCCTGTGCTGCTAAGTTCATTGTATCTTTTACGGCTACTCCGTATTTTGTAAATTCTGCTGCTAATCCTTTTACTGCATTTAAATTTTCATTTAATTCTGCTGGAGTTGTAAATAAATCTCCATATACTTTTTTAAATGCTACTACTTCTTTTTCTAAATCTCTAAATACTCTACCAGCAGTAGTTCCGAATATAGTTAATGGAACTGTAAATCCAACCATAAGTTGTCTACCAGCCCACTGTACGTTTTTACCAAAGTTAATTAATTGAGTTGTTCCTTGTCTAAACATTGAAGACAAGATTTGCATTCTTTGAGAACTAACTGATAACTCAGAAGAAAATGCAGTTAGTGGTCTTATTGCAAGTGCATCTTGCATTCCTTTTGCTGCTTTTCCAGTTGCAATGAACTGAGTTTGCATAGTTCTTGCACGTTCTGCTGCGAGTGCAAAAACCTCAGCAGCCATAGCACTTCTTCTATTGAATGCTGCACTAAAAAATTGACCTAGTGTTGACTGACCCTTTTTTAATGTGCTATCAAGTGCTGCTGCAGCAGTTTGCATCTTAACAACTTCGGCTCTAAACATTCCAGTTCTATTAACAGATCTGGATAATTCTTCAGCCCAAGATTTTGCTGCAGCAGCCTGAGTTGCCTGACCTTTATTTAAGGTAAGATTAAAAGCATTAATTTTTTGCTGTAAATTTCTTAATTCAGCAGCGGCACCACTAGTGTTAATATCAACATTAATACTAGTATTTATAATCTCTGCCACTAGTCAATCACCTCATAGTCTAGGCCTTCACCAATTCCAAAACCAGCCCGTTTAGCGGCCGCACCACTTAACGATACTATGTCGTTAGGATTATCAGTTTTGCCTTTGCTGAAAGCCTTGGCTTTAATTCTTTCCCAAGCCTCTTGACTTTCGGACGAACTTCCTTTATCTATATCAACGCCTTGCATTGCTGCTAGGAACTTTCTATGTTCGTAGTCTTCTTTGCTTTTTGCTGATAGTATTGCTACCAACTCAGGCATCGATATGCTATTTTCCATTTCCTCATAGTTTTTCCAAAAACCTAAAAGGAATACTTTGGATTCTAGTTCGGCTAGATCTAGTTCGTCCCAACTAGAGCCGCCGCCAGTGCGTTTGGGTCGTTCAACTTAATACCCGCTGCCACTTCAATTATTTTATATACAGTTGGCAAATCAACAATATCTTCCAATTTTTCTTTTGTTGCTAATTCTGGGTTATATTGCTTCATTGCAATTACTGCACAGTCTAGGAGTAAATCCATTGACTTAATATTATCTTCTGATATTTTTTCATCAGAAATTTTTTGAAACTCTTTCATGAACTCTCTTAAAACTTTAATTTTAAGTGGTTTCATTTCTATCTTAGTTCCGTCTTGAAGTTCTACTTCTACAACTTCATAAACACTTGTTGCCATTTATCCTCCTTAAGGACATACTAAAATTATAGCATAAAACACCCTTAAAATAAACACCTTTATTTAATATATTTTATAAAACACTAAACCCACCCCTTTATTTAGAGGTGGGCAAAGTGTTTATAAACTGTCTAAATTAGACTGTACGATCAACGATCTTTCCGTAAGATCCGTTTGCTGCTGAGAGCAAGCGGAATGTTACTTCGAACATTGAAGGTGTGTCACGTTTTGCAGAAACTGTTACG